GAGAAAAGCATCTGAGGGTAAGTTAGAAGGGGGAATATTTAAAGGACTAATAAAAGCAACCGATAAAGTTCTGGCACCAGTCAAAGGATTATTTGAGAGGGTATTTGATTTTATCAAGACTGTTATTCTTGGTAGAGTTATAATGAAACTTCTTGATTGGATGGGTGATCCTGATAATCGGAAAAAATTAACTGCTATTGGTAAGTTCTTAAGTAAGACTTGGCCTGCACTTCTCTTTGCTTACCTTGCATTTGGTAATGGTCTGGGTAGATTCATCACCAAGATGCTCTTGATGACTTTAAAGTTCATCCCTAAGATCGCGATGACTATTGCAAAACTTGCTGCTGCTCACCCATTGGCAGCTGCTGCAATCGCTGGTGCTGGATTATTTGTTGCAGGTGCAGTCATTCCCAAATTAATGCCGGGAACAGTTGATGAACAAGAGAGAAAAACTGCTGCTGAACCAGGAACTGCCGAAGAAAAAATTAAAAAACTTGAAGAGCAGAAATCAAAATTAAACTTCCTTGAGAGGATGCAGGGAGTTGGCGCAGAAATTGACGAGCAAATAAAGTTCTTAGAGACTGGAAAGACTGCCGCATATTCTGGTGGTGGTTTGGTTCAAGGATTTTCTGGCGGTGGTCATGCTTTAGCATCTGGAACTGACACTGTTCCTGCAATGCTAACTCCAGGTGAGTTTGTCATGAGTCGTGGTGCGGTTCAAAAATATGGTTCGGGTACACTTGCATCAATGAATGCTGCTGGTGGCGGAACGAACAGTCCTAAAATGTTGAGTGGATCTTTGTATGCTCAAGGTGGTGGACATGTTCATGGTGCTCCCGTTGAAGATGCAGAAGCTAATAGACAGTCTGCTGAAAAACAACCTAAAGTTCCAGCTGGAGATCTTGTTTCATCTACTCCATCTACTCCAACTGTAACACCTACTGAACCTCTTATTCCGAGAACTGATAAAGATAAAGTTGCAAAGAGTTGGAAACCAATATTAGATCTTATCGCAAAATATGAAGCGGTTGGTGGTTCATACGACTCAATATATCCCAGTTCAACTAAACCTGGATTGTCTAAGATGACTATCGCTGAGGCAGATTCCTGGCAGGAATCCACTGCTAGTAGTAGAGGTTCTGCTGCAGCAGGTCGTTATCAGTTTATGTACATTAAAAAACAAGCTGCAGATGCAGGTATTGGATCAGATAAAATATTCAGTCCAGAAAATCAAGATAAGATGGCGATAGCACTGATTGAAAAGAAGAGAAAAGTAACTTATGACTTGATGCAGAAAGATCCAGATGAAGCAATGATTCGTCTTGGAATGGAGTGGGCTGCGCTTCCAATGCCGAAATCAATGCAGGGTCATAAAAGAATGGTTAGTGCAGGACAATCATACTATGCTGGAGATGGTAAAAATAAGGCAGGTGCATCAGTAAAAGAGGTTCGTGATGCTATGAAAGGTATTCCTCCTACTGTCGGTAGAGGTAGCAGCAGTAGCATAGCATCAGATAGTTCTGGCGGTGGTGTCGGTAGTGGCAGCGGCGGAGGAAGTGCCACAGAAAAACCGAAAATGTCTGATGCAGATCAAATTGCATATGCCAGGGGTAAGAAAGGAGCATTTGATTATAATAAAATTAGAGAACAGATTGGAACAAAAACTTCCTCCGTTTCTAGATCATCAAGACCCTCATCCACAGCAGCATATCAACAGCAACTACAATCGCAACAGGGTCAACAAGGTCAACCAAGTTACTCAGATGAAAAAACTGGTAAGGATGTTCCACAAATTGATGCTGACGCAATGATTTCATCACAAAAAATTCAGGTTCTTGGGATAGTGGTATAATCAATGGCAATCTCATCTCAAAAATTACTCCCTGGTTCATCTGTTGGTGGAGTAATTAGACCAATAAAAACCAGTTCATTATCCAGAATCAATCCAATTTCTGGCACTGAAACTGCTGGTGCAAAAACATCGGGCAAAAAGACAGTCGTAATAAAAACAAAAGTTATAGAGATTGATAAACTTTTAAAAGGTTCTGTTGTAACTGAAAAGAAAAAGATTGAGAAAGAAAGAAAAGAAAAACAAAAAGCAGAAAGGGGAGAAAAAGAAGGTAAACTAGAATCAAAACCTAGTAAAGAAGAAAAAAAAGAAGGTGGACTTAAAGTACCTAAATTAAGTTTCTTTGATAGGATGAAGAACTTCATCAAGAATATTATTCTTGGGTTTATTATTGTTAGACTTATAGAGTTTACACCTATCCTAAAGAAAATATTACCTCTCATTGGAACTGTTGCTGATTTTGTAAGTAATGTTGTTGTAGGTATTGTTGATGGATTAGGTACTTTCTTAAACTGGGGATTTTCTGCATGGGAAAGTAGTGAGAAAAAACTAAAAGAATGGGGTGGTGATGAAGCAGTAACAAGATTTAATGCACTTGGTGATGCCTTAGGAAACCTGTTCAATGCCATACTTATTGTTGGCATGACCACGGCAAGAATAAATGGTGGAAAAAAACCTGGAAGGAAACCTGGAACAAAACCTGGTGGAAAACCTGGGGTGAAACCAAGAACTGGTATGAGTCCGACAGGTCCACGAGGTGCATCAAGAGCCATTCAATTGAAGCATGGACCTGAAGCAAGACAAATTTATGATAATGCAAGAGCGAATGGTAAGAGTGTTCCTCAAGCAAAGGCAGCAGTTAATAGATCACTGAGAAGTGGAAAGATTGTCTCTAAACCACAGACAGGAAGCCTGAGAGGTAATGTTGGCACACCTAAGGGTGCTGTAATGAAGGGAGGACTCTCTAAAGCACCTGGAAGATTAGGTGTCAAACTCTTTGGTAAAGCAGGTGTCAAGATGGCAAAGAGTGTCTTTGGTAAGATCCCTATCTTAGGCCCTATCGTTGTTGCTGTTGCTTCTTTACTTGCTGGTGAACCAATAGGTCAGGCAGTATTTAAAGGTTTGGGTGCCGCTGTTGGTGGATTACTTGGAACATTCATTCCTATTCCTGTAATCGGAACTCTACTTGGTGAGACTCTTGGAGTCTTTGTTGGTGATCTCCTTTACTCACTCATTCTTGGTGGAGGTCCTAACGAGGCACTTAAAAAATTACAAGATGCAATCAAGACTGCCATGGATGTTGGTGGTCTTATTGTAAACTTCTTCAAGGAAGGATTTGGTAGATTCTTTAATAATTTCCCAACAGTTGATGTTTCTGATGCTGGATGGGGAGCACTTCAAATAGCAATGGCAAAAGTATTCCCATTCCTTGATAAGGATGGGGATGGAAGAGTTGGCAAGATGCCAGATCTCAGCATATTATTTGATCCACTTAAAATAATTACTAAATTAATACCTCATTCTGCAGCATCATTCTTACCTGCTATTTTTGGCAAAGATGGAACTGCATTTGGAGATACTAAAGCACCAAATAATGATGCTTCACAAGATAAACCATCTCCCCCAAAAACTCCATCTAGTGGAAGTCCACGACAAATGTCCTCTCAAGGAAAGGCAGGGATGGATATTAATGATAAAGGAAGTGCCATCTATCTGCACTGGACTGCCGGAAATTACAATAGTATTGGTGGACCTTATCATACAGTCTTCACTGGTGATGGCACGATGCACCGTAAAACTAAGTATGGATCAAGCACTGGTGGACACACTTATAATAGAAATGGTGGTGGTTCTATTGGTCTATCTCTTGCTGCTAACCCAGATACGGGGCAGTGGCCAACAGAGGAACAAAGAGTTGCAATGGCAAAAGAAGGAGCAAGGATTGCAACAAAATGGGGTTGGACTAAAAATGATATCACTACGAAAAAAGTCATGACTCATGGTGAGGCAGGATCAAACGTTGATGGATATAATGCACACACAAACTATGGTCCCTTTGGAAGAGGACGTACTGATACTGATTCTAAAAAAGATGCATCATCAGTTGGTAAATTGGCAGGTGTTGAGCGTTGGGACTTAGACAAACTTAATAGTCATAGTGATGTGTATGGTAGTGGTGGTGATGAGATGCGTAATAGGATTAAAGGATTTATGAGAATGGGTGGACCTACAAAAGGAAGAGGTCTCTATGAAATGGGTGAAGAAGGAAAAGAATATGTCATTGATGCAGATTCCACCAGAGCATTGCAAGGAACTTTCCCTGGATTGCTGAAAGCACTCAATAAGGCAGAAGGAAAAGATGCTTCAAAGGTTCTTAGTCAATACGCATCATATGATATGGCAGAGGTCATTCCTATTCCTATTTCACAACCTGTTCCAGTTCCAATGCCAATGGGTAAAAGTAAGCAGTCATTTAATCAACCAAGTTTAGTTGCTTCTGGTGGAGGATCTTTCCAAGATGTGCTTTACAAAGGTGGTTAAATAGAAATACGAGGTAATACATATGGCAGAATCACAGAAAGTCACTACTGCTCAAGCAACTCCAACATCAGTAGAAACGATAGATATTTTTTCAACCAAAACTCAAGGGAAAACTGTATCTATTTTGAATGGTTTGATTGAGTTTAGGTATTATGAAAGTATCTTACAAGATTCTGTGATGGCAACTGTTATGTTTAGTGATTCTGGTAATACTATTGCTGATGATAAAACTGGTAAGGTAAAGAGTGCCCTTGAAGGTCTTCCAATTGTAGGATCAGAGAGAGTAAAGTTTAAAATGAAAGATAATAATGAAAATAAAATTGAGTATACTTTCCGGATAAACAATGTCAATCCAATATCAGATGAGACCACAAAGTCTGTTGTCGCATTAAAGTTAGTATCTGAGGAGTGTGAACTTAATGAGGAAGTTAGAATTAACAAAAGATTTGACGGTAAACCATCTGAAGCTGTTAAAGAAATACTAACAAATTTTTTAAAAACTGAAAAAGATATAACTGATATTGAAGAGTCAACTGTGTGTGGATCAATACCTGCACAAAAGAAACCATTTTATGCTATGAATTGGTTATCTACACGATGTGCGCCTGTAGATAAAAAACCAGGAACAACAGCAGGATTTTTCTTTTACGAAACCTCTGAGGGATATCATTTTAAATCAATTGATTCTTTATTAGGTCAAGAAAAGAAAAAATCTATTATCTACAATGATACACCTGACAATAGAGGTCAAAATATTCCAGAAGGATATGATGTAAAAGCATTATCATACTCCAAAGATAACCGAGTAGATGTCCAGAAAAAATTAGAGATGGGATTTCAATCGACTAGATTGATTTCTTTTAATGTGCGAGATTGTGATTATCAAGTAACAAATCCAAAGGCGGTTGGTGATGGTGGAACAGAAGAATCTTTGACAAAGGCAGGAAAAGAATTGCCTAAAATGAGTGATGAGATTAGTTCTGGTAAATTAAAATTCTCAAGAACAACATATTGTATTCTGGATACTGGAACCTTACCTGCAGGTAGTACCCAACAGCAAATCGAAAAGTCAAGGGATGAAAACTTTAAGGTAGGTGAAATTAAAAATCAGGCAATTATGCGCTATAATCAACTGTATGCTTCTAAAGTTGAAGTCACTATAGCAGGAGATTTTTCACTACATGCAGGAGATGCGGTCTATTTTGATGCACCATCATCTCAAAAGGATACAAAGAATGATGATGTTGACCGTCAAGTTGGCGGACTATATATTATATCAGCATTATGTCATTTAGTTAACTCTCAAGGGACTTATACTAAATTGAATTTGGTAAGAGATTCTTTTGGTAGAGCAGGGAGGGAACCTCAAACTGGTAAACCAGTCACTGAAACAAAAATTCCTGGTACACAACCTTCATATCAAAGAAGTGTATCAACTGCAGCATACGATACTACAACTACTTTCTAAAAAATTATGGAAAAAAATATCGAGACCCATATCGAAAAGGATAAGCAAATTCTTGAAGATCCAACTATTTCTCCACAAATGCGGCGTCATACTGCAGATGAGTTGGAGCACTTAGAGCGTTATGCAAAGGAGCATGCTAAAGATATTGAGGCAGGAGATCATCATGACCCCTCAGCATTAGAAATGTATTGTGATGAGAATCCTGAAACAGACGAATGTAGGATTTACGAAGATTAATGGCAGAAACAGGAGCACTATTTGATCCCGGTTTTCTAGGAGGAACCTTTAACTGGTGGATCGGTCAGGTTACCGACGATTCCGAGTGGAGAAATAATTCACTGTCTGGAAAATTTGAAGATCAGAATAGTATTCCCGGATGGGGACGAAGATATAAAGTTCGTATCATGGGTCTCCATGATAAAGAAGAGGAATCTATTCCATCAGATCAGTTGCCTTGGGCAACTGTTATGTACCCAATCACTGCTGGTGGTGGACAAGCAAACGCAAGCACAACTCCTGCAATTCGACAGGGTAATTTTGTATTTGGATTCTTCATGGATGGTACGGACCAACAGGTTCCTATCATTATGGGTATTCTGGGCAACAATGCTCAGACTTTAATGGCAACAAAAATTGGTAAGAGTGCATCCAATTTTGCTGCTACCAGTGGATATGCGGAGGGTAAAAATCCTCCAGCAGGAAGTGCAAAACCAACAGCTCCTGATGAAGGTTTGGTTACAAAGAAACCATCAAATTCTACATTATCACAAGCAATTGCACCACCTCCACCTGGAACTAAACTTAATAAGTTTGGACTGAGACCAGATCAACCTCTCAGTGCAATTCCGGATGGTTTACAAGTCGCAAACGCTGCTAGAGAGCAAGCAAGAAGCGAAGGTAAGTCAGTTCAGGAAGTAGAAGATGCCGCAATGCAAGCGGTAGCAGATCATGTTAAAAAATTAAGAACACAACAAGAATCTCCATCAACACCAAGTCAAGGTAATCCAACAAAGGAAAACCCTGATGCGATGCATCAACTCTCTGCTGCTGATGTAAAACGTGAGACTAAAATTAGGGAATGTAATGTTATAATGAAACCTGATCCCGATCAGTTTATTCAGTCAGCAATATCATCAATTCAAACAATTATTACTAAATTGACAGAGAGATTAAATTCATATCTTGCTGCGATATCAAGTTATATTGATGCAGTATCAAGCACAATTTCAAATATACAGAAATTAATCGCTGATGCTGCATGTGAAATTGCAAAGTATATGAAGATCATCTTTGATAAGATTATGGAGTATGTTATAAAGCAACTGAATAAGGCAATGACTGCTGCGGTAGCAGCATTACCTACACATATGCGAGCAATGTTTGCAGACTTAAAGGAGAAAATTGTAGAATTAATTTTATGTTTGTATGGAAAATTAACAGAAAATGTTTGTGGTCAAATTGAGGGTCTTCTATCCGATGCCTTAGATATGGATAATGCTGAAGCAAAGGCAAGAAGGAATTATGAAAACAATGATACTGATGATTTAAAAAGAAGACCAATAGTGCCAACATGTTATGCTGAGGATGTCATTTCAAGTATTTTATATTCAAATCAAACCCAAATTGATGATGCCAACAAAAATATTTTAGATAATGTAAATGAATTTGTTAAAGATATTCAAAGTGAACTTGCAGGTGTGAGTGGATCAATATCTGATATCTTAAACCAAATCACAGAAGTTTCGGGAAGCATTAGTTCTGCATTATCATTTACGAATATTAGACTTAACATTTTTGGTTGTGAACTTAAACCAAACGTAGCAGTATCTGACAAGTATTGTATGGCACACGGTGGATCTGCACAACCAGACACTAATTTCCCAAGTCTCAAATCCATTGAGGATTCTGTATCTAATGGAATTGATAAAGTTCTTCCCCCACCACCAGAGGCATTTGCACCACCTCCAGCAGGAACTGCTGCTATTAACCTTTTAACGGGTAACTAAATATCTTTACGACAAATAATAGGTAGTTAATAAATAAACATGTCGTTTTTTAACCTCTTCGGACCAGCAGATAAATGTGATATTAAGGTTGGATATATTTCAACCACAAGAGGTTACGTGGATAATGTCAGTAGACATGATGCCAATAAGTATGCAAAGTTAAATCCAGGAACTCAATTTGTCCTCAGAAGAAGAGACAAAATTCAGTTCATGAATATTAATGGAGTTAATAATCTAGAACCAAAAGACCTTTTACCAGAAAATTCTGCTGGAGGAGATAGAGGATGTTCTGGTGTTACTGGACTTGATATTTACGATGATGAAGGTGGAATAAGATCAGATGCTTTTAATGAAGTAGATCCTTATGTTGTTTTCTCTGGTGGTAATGGGATTGGAGCAAAGGCCAATCCCATATTTGGAATTGATGGTAGTCTTCTTGCAGTAGATTTGGTTGATGGTGGATGGGGATATGCATACGCACCAGTCACAGAAGTAATAGATGAGTACGGTATTGGTGCGGGGGCAGTAGTCCGATCTATTATGGTTGGAGACCCTGCATATTCTAAATGTGCATTTATTGAGACCGTTCAAACTTTTGAGAATGAAGAAGACTTTGAGGAGTATGATTTAAATACTTGTGGTCCATCAGAAATATTAACGTTTGGTAAAAAATATGATGCAGATGGAAATGAAGTTGGTGTATGGGATCCAACTACTTATGCAACTCTTACGTCAAATCCTGCAGCGATTGAGCAAAGAAGATACCAAGATTTCTTAGAGTCTTTAAGAGGTGGAACACGAGTAAATCTTCAGGATAATACTATTCGTAACTGGTGGACGACGCAGAGAGAAAAACCGTTAAGAGTTACTGCTCTCAATAAAAAATCTAGAATTATTCATAAGGTAACTCATCCGGCATGGAGTGAGTTTATGAATAGGTATGCTGTTTCTCCAGTCCCACCATCAAATGTTCCTGGCAGCGACTTTGCCGGTATAGAACATACATTGGAGTGGGAAGAAGACTTTCCATATGATGGTGATTATAATTTTAGATATGCTGCGGACAACGTTGCTGATATCTACTTAGACAATATATTAGTTGGTAGAACAACTAGATTTAAAGATTCTCCAGATAAGTTAAAGAAATTTGTTACTGCTGGAGTCCATAGGATTAGAGTTGACCTGGAGAATATTCCCATTCTCAAAACAATAACAAAACAAAAAGATGAGAAAAAATATATTAATACTGAGTTTGAAGTTTATGGACAAGGATCTCAGAAACATCGTGCAATAAAATTTAGTTTTACATCTGAGGGAGGAGCACATTCTTTTGTTTTAGATAATGTTCAGAGAAGTAGTAAGTCTTATAAAAAAGATATAAGAGTTCTTAGAAATACAAACTATAAGGTAGTTGCTGTTGCAGATTCTGCTAGGGAAGAACCACAGGTAGGACAAAGAGAATTTAAAATTCAATATGGTAGTGCTTCATCAACATCAGGAAAAAAAGTTGTCAATAAAGGAAGAGAGATAGAGTTTGATGATGATGCTAATGATGGATTTGATGTTAATGCAAGTTTAAAAATTAAGTCTAGTTCTCCTGGACTTTCTGCAAAGTTCTCTGATGATGGTACGAAATTAATTGTAAAAGGTCAAAACAAGGGTGATGTTACTATTAGATTGGAATGGAATGATAACCCTCAAACATCTGGAATTGCTGTAGGGTCAGTTACTATTGGAGATGCAACATGGACTCAAAGTGGACAGAAAGGTGGTATAACAAAAACTATAAACATTAATAAAATCTCAAACACTAAATCAAATTCTGGTGTTATAGAACAAGGCACTATGCAAAGCTTTGGAGTTAGAGATAAAGAGAGGGGTAATAAACCAGGTAAAGTTATTTTTGCTGATTATGTTGGATCGGCTAATGATAATGATGATATGCAGGTTAGAGTTAATAGAGGAACTTTTACTGCATCAAATAAAAAGATCATAAGGGGTGTTGGTCCACAAGGGAGTCAAAAAAGAGGAACTTTTGATTTAACTTTTAGAGTGAATGCCAGAACAGAATCGGGAGGATCAAGTTCCTCTAGTTCTGGTTTTGAAATGGAGGAAGTTTTTAATACTAAGAAATCTATCAATGATGCAGATAGAAAACTTTGGAGAATAAATCCCGAAGCAGGTAGAGATGGTGATTTCCTATCTCGCTTCGGAGTTCTTCCATTTAATCCTCAAAGCAAGAAGGCAACAACAGATGATTTTAGTGGAACTCATGTTATTAGATGGCAATATGTAGACTTCCCTATCACGGGAAACTATAATTTTGAGATTATGGTTGATGATTCCGCAGAGATTTATATTGGCAATCGTTCTGGTGGAGGTCAAAAAGGAATTGGTAATGGACTTCGCGATATCAATAATGGTGGTGATGAGACAATCATTAGAAAGAAGGGATTTAATGCTCCAGGTAGAAGCACTGGTAAGAGTTTTGAAACAAGATTTTTTGAAGCAGGAAAATATAGAATTCGTGTGGAATTAAAACAGATTAGAGGTAAACCTCTTGCCGAAGGTAATCCCATGGCATTTGCTATGAGGATAAAAACTACAGCCAAAGAAAAGAAAGTTGTATCTGCAAAGTCTTGGAATGAAAATCCAATGGGTGTTGCATTATCAATTAATGCACCTTTACCACCCGCACCACAAGAACTTCCTCCACCACAAGAGGGAAGATGTCCTCGCAATCCATATTGGACAACTAGATTTCCTGGATCTAAACAGAGATGGTTTCCTGTAACTCATCCTGCATGGAGTGGATTTACCAATCGTTATGCAATGTCACCCGTATTACCATTAAGTACACCAGATTCTGACAATGGTGGACAAGTGTTTAGAACTTCTTGGGTTATTGATGCACCATATGATGGTTTCTATGGTCTAAAAGCAACTGCAGATAATGGTGGAAGAATATTAATTGATGGTGTAGAACAAATTTCTGGTGGTCTGCTAAAGGGTAGTAATCCTGGAGTAAGAGGATTTAAGGAAAATAACCCTCCAACCAAGAAAGTCTTTCTAGAAGAAGGGAAGCATACAATTGATGTAGAAGTTATAAATCAGACAACTGAAACTTTTAAATCTGTCAAGAAGAAAGTTTTTGATACTAAAGATTGGTTGTCAAAACCAAAATCAACTGGTGGTGGTGAAACTAAAGTCACTTACATTGGATTGAACTCAAAAGGTGGTGGAGTAAGAGTGTCATCAAATGGAAAGAAAATTTCATTGAAAGATGGTGATGGAGATGATACCAACGCTTCTTTTGAGATTGTCTCTGGAAATGCTAAGTTCTCTCAGGACGGTACAAGTATTGAGGGTGATGGTAAAGTTGATATTAAATTAGATTGGAGTGATGATCCTAATAATGCTGGAGTTGCGGTAGAAAAGATTAAAATCAAAGGTGTCACTTGGACTCAATCGGGTAGAAAAGGAAAACAAAAACAAAGTGTTACTCTTGAAAAACCTACTTCATCAGGATTAAAGTCTGGTTCTACTGGATCAAAAAATGGTACGACGTATGCTGGTCCAACGGAACTAGCAAGTTATAGCAAGGGATTCCTCTCACCACTTTTCCAAGAAATAAACGAACCAACGGAGGAAATTCAAGGAAAGACTTGGGTTATGCGTTGGGAAAACGTAGATTTTCCTGTTGATGGGAGATATAAAATTTCAGCGGAGGCAGATGACAAAGCTGAGATTTTTGTTGACGGAGTAAAAATTCAAACAGTGCTTTTTAAAAGAAAAACATTTGCCGGTGACTCTAAGACATATAATGAATTTACCACTACAAAGGGAAAGAAAACTGTTGAGATAAGACTTAGTAACATTCGTATACCCGACACAAGTTTCCAACAGAATCCAACAGTTGTTGATATGAAAATAACAACTGATCTCAATGTATCTACTGGAAGAAGTAGACCATGGACAACTAACCCCGTAGGAATTTCTGCTATACTAATACCACCACCTTGTCCATTAAGAATTGTTGGAAAAGGTAAAATATGTCAGGTTGTTGTTGATGATCCAGGAAATGGATTTCCCAAACCACCTGATAGTGGAACAGGAGATTCTACATATCCAGTTGCTATTGTATTGGAGGATGTTGAGGTTATAAATTCTGGCATTAATTATAATTGTGGAGTAGATCAACTTGTAATGGAACCAAGCAATGGAGTTAAACTCACATATGAGTGTGATACATTTGGTAGAATTACTAAGGTCAATGTTTTACCAGAAACACCAGCATTGGGAGGTTCTCCATTCTTTGGAAGAGGATTTACAAGACAACCAGAAATTAGAATGATCACTGATACTGGAATTAATTTCCAAGCAGTTCCAAGATTCAGTGTAGTTAGAGACCCAGTTGATCCTGAGATTTTACCAGAGCAAATTCTGCAGGTAACAGATTTAGTTGGATTGAAACAGACTGGATACATAGATGGAAGACCATACTATGGACAGGTCTTCTATAAAGAAGGAGTTCGTTATGCAGGTGTCTCGTATACACCTGGACAACTCATACTAGTCTATGATACACTGAAGGAGAGTATTGATGCTGAGGTTACTACACCTCCATCCGCAATCCTCAGACAGGGTACTGATATCTCTAGTAATGATCCAAGACTTAATATTCCTGGAACTCCCGATAGTTTATCTTAAATAGTATTATCATATAGGAAATGTAAATGGGAGTACCTACCTCACAAAATAAAGTTAATGATAGGTTAAATCGCAATGTTGATGCCAATAATGATGGCGTCATCAGTGCTGAGGAAGCTAAGTCTTTTAGCAATCAGGCAAATCCGACAGATAGTGCAAAAAATAACTATACTGGTATTCGTTATGGAAATGATCACGGGTCTTGTTCCTTTGGACATATTCATAAACCAGGTGATGTGACTGCAGGAGTTTTGCTTCAGGCAAAAGATGGGCGGCACAGTTTCTTTATGGATAATGATGGTCAGCGGAAAGGTTGGACATCAACTGTAAGTCCTGGAAACTATCAGGTTAGTTGTGGTGAGGATAATGAAGAAGCACAAGACTCTATGTTTTTTCATGCCAGTAATGGTAACATTGTTATTCTTGCGACAAATGGAAAATTAAGATTGCAAGCAACTGATATTGAATTGGTTGCAGTTGGCGAGGGTGGATCAAAAGGTAACATTAAAATGGTTGCCACAGAGACCATTAGCCTTGACAGTAAAAAACTTATTGCAAATACAAAAAGTTTATATAAAATAGTATCATCTGGATCTGCAGAACTCATTGCAAATTCGCAGATGAAATTGTATTCTTCTATTATTCGTGCAGTCACTGATGGTTGTGCGCTTAAAGACTCAAAAAACAATTTGCAAAGAATTCAAAAACAAAATCAGGAGTAAAAATGGCATTTCACGTAGATGATTTAGTTATTGGTGGACAAATGAAAGATGGGTCAGGTATCTGCCCTGCCACTGGTGAGGGTCCTCTAAAGATTAATGGGTCTGGAATGCTTGAGGGCCCGGTTGTTACTGGACAACCAACTCATTTTCCAACCCCTTATGCGACACTCAATATTGGACCCCTTACGAACTCAGATTCTCCTCCTGCATTTGCACCAGGTGCATTACCACTTGGATTGAGTAATCCATACTCTGCTATGGTTTCTCCAAACTTAGGTGTAATGGGCAATCTTGATGTAAACTTTAGAATTCAGTCAGGTGGTCCAATTTTTGGTCTATCTGTTGCAGATTACAGGGGTAATATTTTAGCAGCAAAAAAAGATTTTGATATTCCCCACCCAACCAAAGATGATTGGAGATTGAGACACGTTGCACCAGAGGCACCGACAGCAGATGTATATGTTAGAGGGAGAGTAACAAATAAAAAAGAGATTTTTCTACCTGAATACTGGAAAGGTTTGGTTGATTGGACTACAATTACAGTCAACTTAACACCGGTTGGATCTCATCAAGACGTTATTGTAAAAAGATTTGATGAGGAAAAAGTTTACCTTCAGTCAAACGGAGGTTTACCAATTGATTGTTTCTATCATGTTTATGCTGAGAGGCAAGATTGTGAAAGAAACATAGCAGAATACGAAGGCACATCTCCTGAGGATTATCCAGGAGACAATACACAATACTTACAATCAGGAAAAGTTTAAATTATGGCAAACTCACCAGGACAACCCGAAGATTTTGAATTCCCAGGAGAATTTATCCCATCTCCTACCAGCCAAGACTGTAGTAAAAAAGCAGGTGGTTGGGGAGTACCAATGACCGACTATGAATATATTTGGTATGCTAACGCAGGTGAGGATGATTATCCAAAAGATGCGTGTAAACCTTACTATCATAAAGCAGCACAGATTGATAATTTCAAAGTAAATGTTTTGTTAGATGGTGCGGCTTCTCTTAATCTCACTGGCACCGGTACTTTTGGAGGTGAAGTTGCTGCTCCTACTTTTAGAGGAAATTTTGTTGGCAATCTTACCGGGACAGCATCTGGAAATAAGGGTTTTGATATCCCCCACGTAAAAGATGGTGGAAAAAGAATTAGACACATATGTGTTGAGGGTCCAGAATCTGGAATTTACGTCAGAGGCAGTCTTAAAGATGCAAATGAAATTGTTCTTCCAGAATATTGGGATGGTCTTGTTGATCCAGAAACTATTACGGTGACTCTGACTCAAATTGGATACTCTCAAGATTTGATTGTTGATAAAATTGAGTGGGGTAAAATTGTTCGCATCAGATCTGGTAATGGAGCAAACATCAATTGTTTTTATGAAGTCTGGGCAGCACGTCATATCAATCCGATGAATCATGACGAAAAACTTCATGTTGTGTACGAGGGAAATAGTCCAAAGGATTACCCAGGAAATAATGAGTATTATCTACTTGGAGGATGGGACTATGACCGCCGTGAAACCAAGTGGAGGCGTCCAGAAGACGAAATTGACTCTGTAAACCTTGACAAGGGTGCCTGAATGCCCTACAATATCTAAGTAATCAAACGACCCCTATGAAAGACGATTTCCTTTCCCGTTGCGTTGTTGACCCGGTAGCACGTAAGTTCTACCTGTACTCTGAGCAAGGTGATGAGCGTGTTGTAGATTGTGATACCGTTGACCAGTTCATGTCCGTGTTGGAACTAGTCCGTGACCGTTGCCCTGAAGATGCATTGGCATATGCTGACCCTATCTGAGGAAAAATGAACTTTTAATTCCAAAAAAGGGGGCAAAAAAATCCCGGCAAAAATTTGTCCCATTACCTTTTTATGAATTATTACAAACCTTTAATTTACGAAGAAATCCTGACTTGTTACGATTATGAGACCAGAAACCCGACAGTCTATGGAAATGTTATTTTCTGCAAAATGGAATCTTCCAAAAGCAGCAAGAAACGCAGGATTGACAGATAAAGAGATGAAAATCACTTTTAATGAATATTGTAGTCTTCACCCAGTAACCTGGAGTATGAATGATGAAGAAATTATTCATAGTTAAAACTGGCGACAACTCATGTCTCACTCATGATGGACATGTTCAAATGGGTAGCTTCAATCACTCTGTAGAAAAGCATCTTGAATTATGTCCTGACCAAGAGTGGCAGGTAACATATTGGATGCCTGATCCATTAGGATTAAGATACAAACGAGTAAACTTTCAGCATACGATGAAAGCAAATGAAGGTTCACCCAGAACTGATAATGCTTTAGATAGTCGTCCCAGAGATTTCCCTGATCAACCAACTGAAAGGTTAGAAAGAACATTGTAACTTATGCGAGTATGGCGGAATCGGTAGACGGTGCTAACCACACTGTGATCTAGAGAGTTGGTTACTTTCTTTTTGCTCCATTACAAACTGTCAGTATACTGGGTGTGATGCCCACATAGCATACGGATAAGTGTAATGTTATGCCCGTGTAGTCCAATTGGCAGTAGACACGAAACTTAAAATTTCGACAGTATCGGTTCGAGTCCGATCACGGGTATTAAAAGGTAAATTTTACTAAATAATATTAAGTATACCTTTTAAGTAATGAGACAATCTAAAAACTATACTGATGCAGAATTTATAGAAGCATGGACTACTAGTGGATCTATAAGACAAGTTCTTAGTAAGATTGGATTGAGAGAGGCAGGAGGCAATTATGCTTGTGCTAAAAGAAAAGCAGAGACTTTGGGATTAACAAAGGAACATATGCATGGACAATCTTGGTTAAAGGGTCGAAGTCATACACATACAACAAAACCAATCGAATATTATTTGACAGAAAACTCCTATCATCAATCACACAAACTTAAATTGCGTTTAATTTCTGAAGGTCTGAAGGAACACAAATGTGAAGGTTGTGGTATTATAGAATGGAATGGTGAACCCACTCCAATTGAACTTGACCACATCGATGGAAACAGATATAATAATACCATAAACAACCTTCGCATCTTATGTCCTAACTGCCACGCTCAAACAGAAACTTATCGTGGTAAGAATAAAAAGTAGTCTCCCTACTCGCATATCCCTAAATATTTTCAGGGTAAATTTAAACCCATGAAATACCACATAGACACAACGTATGCCTGGTATGATCATCACGACGGAAGTGTATTGATATTGCTATATTTTATTCAAAATGTTCCATTCACCTTTGATGAACTTCCAGAGATTGCCAAGTCACATCCAGAAGTTATAAAATTAGCTAATGATGGGAAACGATGGACTCCAGAAAAATTATACAAAGCATCATCATATTTGATGCTAGAAGAATGTCATCCCATGATGTATGAATTAGAATTGGAAAATCCAGAACTCATGCCCGTGGATTAATTTATCTCACAATTACTTTATTATATAAAAATGGCATTTCAATCAGTTTGGTATTTTACAGATTTACCAAAAAAAGTAGTAGATATTATTCAAGAAGACCTTTCTGAAAATTTTGATAGTAAAATGGTAGACTCTAGAATTCAGGGTCCTGATCATAATAAAGAAAAAAGAAATTCTAAGAATTCTTGGATTTCAACAAATCATTGGATTTCTGGTTTTATCTGGCATTATGTGACAAAGGCAAATAATGAGAATTTTTTGTATGACTTAACTAGTATTGACAATGGAGCAATTCAGTACACTCAATATGAAACGGGTCAGTTTTATACATGGCATAATGATGCTGGATTATCATGTATGCATGATAATAACGCGATAAGAAAACTATCTTTCGTACTACAATTGTCCGATCCAGATGATTATGAGGGAGGAAATCTTCAACTTTTGGATGAAACTGGGCAATCTTATATTGCACCTCGCCAAAGAGGAACCATGATTTTATTTGATGCTCGCACCCAGCACAGGGTGCTAAAAGTTACTAAAGGATGTCGTAAAAGTTTAGTTGGATGGACAGTTGGTCCACGTTGGAAATAATGGCAGAATCAATGACACCAGAGCAGATAATTCTGCAGGAAATGTATAATACTGGTACAACTTGGACGTATAATAATTTTATGGAAAAGCATGGATATCTGGTTATCAGAAATCTTTGGAATCCTGAAGAACTCTGTCATCCTGTTCCCATGAGAAGAGGACAATTCAATTATCATAGTAAACACTTGGATGATTATGATTATGAACCATTAGAAAAACAAGTAGAGGGTTCAGTAGCACGATATTGGCATCCACAATACCGATCTATTCACTCTGGTATCCGTATGAAAGTTGAAAAAGAGTTAGGTCGCAAACTTTATAATACCTATTATTATGATAGATATTATTTCTCTGGACAAGAATTAGAAAAACATGTTGATAGAGATGCTTGTGAAATATCAGTAACAGTTCATGTTGGGACTAATTTAGAGGGAGATGATGCTAGTTGGCCTATCTGGATCAAAACACCAGATGAATATTTGGATAAAACTAAAAAAACAACAATCAGTATGGGCGATAATCACTCTGTTGTTCTAAAACCGGGTGATGCGATGGTATATAAAGGATGTGAAAGACCCCATTGGAGAGAATCAATGCCAGGTAAAGGTATACATACTTATTATCATCAAATCTTTTTTCATTATGTTTTGCAAGATGGACAAAGAGCACATTATGCATGGGACAGATCAAAATAAATTCTAAATACAAACAATACGTTATTAATTGGTATGATTATAAATTTGTGGTATAATAAATCAATGAAAGAGTGGCGTTGGTCTCTTACCGAAACTGGTCTAATGTCACAGCATTCTGGTAAACAAGAAGATCTCCGTGATGCTATGAATGACGTTGCAACAACAGTAGAATATATACTTGACAACGAATTAAAAGAAGAGTAATATATAAGTTCCGTGTGAAGGAATGCGTTAAGGGTGACCCTATATAGGGTTGCCCTTTTTTTCGTTTGATAAATAATCCTAACAGAACTTATAGTGCAAATAAGATGGGTCTTTCCAGATTAGATAATTTTCTTAAGTCTTCCAGAGGAACGATTCTTTATGTGAATCCAAATGATTTGGATGCGACTGATAGTATAGAAAATCAAGGCAATTCGCTGACACGTCCCTTTAAAACTATTCAGCGTGCTCTCATTGAGGCGTCAAGATTTTCGTATCAAAGAGGGTTGAATAATGACAGATTTGGTAAGACCACAATCTTACTATATCCAGGCGATCATACCGTAGATAATAGACCGGGATATATTCCAGATGGCGTAAATCTTTATAGGACAAGAAGTGGTGCAATAACCAATGACTTACCTCCATATGATCTTGTATCTAATTTAAGTCTAGAATCTCCAGAAAACGAACTATATAAACTCAATAGTATTCATGGTGGTGTAATTGTTCCCCGTGGTACTTCTATCGTAGGTTTAGATCTTCGTAAAACTAAGGTTAGACCTAAGTATGTTCCAGATCCAGAAAACGATAATATTGAGAGATCTGCACTATTCAAAATTACTGGTGCTTGCTATTTTTGGCAGTTTACCATGTTTGATGCAGATCCAAATGGAGTCTGCTATAAGGATTATACTAAGAACCAATTTGTTCCTAACTTCTCTCACCATAAACTGACATGCTTTGAGTATGCAGACGGCACAAATAATGTAAATATCAGCGATACATTCCAAGAGTACTCCACAAATCGTACTGATCTGGATATGTATTATGAAAAGGTCAGCCTTGTTTATGGGCAGTCCTCTGGTCGTGCAATTTCACCAGATTATCCAAGTGCTGGTCTTGACATCCAACCAAAAATTGATGAACACCGTATTGTTGGATCAACTGGTGCTTCTGTAGGAATTACGAGTATTAAAGCAGGTGATGGCACCACATCCTCAACCACAATTACAGTTACTACCGCAACTGCTGTACCTGGTTTAGATGTTGACACTCCATTCCGTATTAGTGGTATCACTGCTGGTGGATATAGCGGACAGTTTGTTGTATCTAAGAAAGTAGATAGTACTAATATTAAATATCAAGTTCAAAATGACCCAGTAAATCCACTTCCATCAGTAACGGGATCATCATTACAATTACAATCTGATACTGTTACATCTGCATCACCATATATTTT